TTCCTGGCACCGAAGTGGGTGTCATTCAATAATGCTATTTTCATACCTACCTTATAATATAATTACTTTTTAACTTCTTTCTTCTTGTCTGCTTCTGGTTCTTCTCTACTATTTCTTCTTAAAAAATCTAACATTTGACTTTGATATACTGTATCATCGCCTTCTAATTGGTCCATCATTTGTTCTTCACCGAAATTAGCAATCATCTTTTGTTTAACTTGTTGTTGCTTTTTCTCTTTTTGAATTCTACGAATAAACGCATAGTATATAATCTGTGTAAAATATGCAAATGGATTCTTACTCTTTTCGGGGTCAAAATTATCCATATACTGTAGACAATTCTCTATACCATCTGAAATCATATCATCTCGATAAGTATAGTTAATAAAATTAGGTCGATATGATAGATGATTTGCAATCTTTAGATAACACTCGCCTATGTAATTAGTAACTTGAGGTCGTTTCTGACCTTCTTCTTCTGCCATATTATAGTCCTTTTCTGTCATTACGCTTCATAAGATTTTTTAAACTCTTGACTAAATTATTCTTCTTACGACTTTTAGTATCCTTCAATTCGTGAAGTTTCTCTTTTGTGTGTTTCAACTGAGTTTGCTTTTTGATATTTCTATCAGTTGTTTTATTCATATTAGTTATTATACTATACTTTCGTTGGCTTGTCAAGGGTTTTGATGAAAATAATTTATTTGGAATAATCGCTTGACAGGCTCTAAAAAGTAGTGTATAATCGCATATGTAGATGCGGTGAGAGACCATAGAGCTATCTAAAGAGATGTAGTAAATTAATGAAATTTCTTAGAATCGATTTTATATCCACCAATCATATCGTGTGGTTCATCATCTCTCATAAATTCTGCGTCCATTTCTTCAGCAATACTTAATATTCTATCAATATCATCTGGAGTTAAAGGAGGTCTGGCGTGTAGGGTGTCGGTTTGAATTTTATTTAACACAACCTCATAAAAGTGTGCTAATTCAACAGTAGCTAAAGATATAACAACTACTTTGTCCTTTGTAATCACGAACTCTTTATCGCTAGTAAACGGAATCCATTTAGCTAGTGTTGTATCTTCTTTTATTCCAAACTCAGTCATACGAGGAATTGTTGTTAATTCTAAAGGATTTTCAATTTTCATATGATGGTCATCAACAGAAATAGTTCCCATTAATATACTTCCGTCCATTAACTTAACTAATCTGTAATCAGTTGGATGATTTGGTTCGTTTATTGTTTCCATACTACTATTTATCTATTCCTTTAGTTGTATATTGTGAATTTCGTAATCGAATTCTTCTTCTGTATAAATGTTTATTCTTTCTTGAAAGTGTTTTAATGTAAAGTTTTCTTTTGATTTATATGTCAAGTCATCTGCTATGTCATATAAAGAGGCATTAATTTTATTATCTCCTAGTCTTAATCCACGACCAATTGATTGTAGATTTCTTATTCTACTTTTAGACGGACTAGCAAATACAATATTATGTAAATTTTTAATATTAATACCAGTAGAAAATGTTCCATAACTTGCAACAATAATAGCATTGCTTTCTTTTTCTACTATACCTCTTATTGATTCTCTTTCGTCTGCCTCTACTCCACCAAAAATATAAAAAACTTTTCGATTATCGCCAGCCTTTTCTTTTATTATTTCATATAAATTTTTACCATGTTTCTCTACTAACTGAAACAAAACTAAAGTATTGCCTTTTAGTTTAAGTGATAGATTGCGAATAAAGGTCTGTCTTGATTTACTACTTACAAGATAATCAATCTCATCTGCATACTTTCCTTTTGAAACTATTTTAGAATTTTCTTCGGTGTGTTTTAAAATTAAACAACGAACAGCAAGATTAGATAACTGTTTTTTATCCATAAGCTTTTTGGTTGATGTAACTTTATTCACAGCCCCAAACAATCCTTCTAACACAAGTTTATGTGTCAAGGCGCCGTCTAATGTACCTGTTAATCCAATACGATATTTACAATCAACTAACTTGGTCATTATTTCAGTTAATGATTTTGCTTTAAAGAAATGTGCTTCATCACCAAACACAACACCGAACTGGTCAAAATATTCTTTCGGCAAACGAAACAGACTTTGCCATGTTGATATCAAAACTTTCTTATCTGTTATATTAGAATGTCCACTATACAATCTATGACAATTATTTTCTACATTCCAACCATACGATTTAAAATCAGTATACATTTGTTCTACTAGTGAAGTTGTCGGAACGATTAATAGACATCTATTCTTCGGCTCATCTTTTAATAGATGAGTATAGTATCGAATAAGAGCATAAATGATAAATGATTTGCCACTTGCAGTTGGACTTAACAATAATGTTCTATTAAATCTTAAACTATGGTGAATAGCGTCTACTTGATAATCTCTAACTTTAAAAGACTGACCTAGACTGTTTGCAAATTTTTCAACAATATCTTTATCGACCTTGTTGTCAACATTAACATTCTCACCACAAACAATATTATATCCACGCTCTTCAGCAAATGCTTTAATGTAGGGGAACAATCCAAAATAGATTTCTTTATACTTTTGAGAAAATAATCGTATCTTACCATCCCACATTCTATTGCGAAATGCTGGCATAAATTTATATCCAGGAACATAAAAAGTGAAGAAGGAAGATATTTCTCTTAGAACGCCTGGCTCAGAATCAAGTGTAAGATACACCTCATCTTTCTTCTCTACAATCAGAGTTTCCATTTACATAATCCAAGTCATCACACTAAATCTTTTTCCTTCTGTTACTTCTTTGACTTCATGTGGGTACATAAAGTTAGATGGAAAAACGATAGCAGAACCTTGTATCTTTTCTATATATTTGTCGCCACATATAACAAACTCACCGCCCTCATAGTCATCATTTAAAAAAAGTAAAGATGTGAGATGTGGATACCCTTGTTTCTGACCATGACTGTGATGTATATTATCTATATGGCTTTGCATAAAACCGCCTTTGCCGTAACGATTTATTCTATAGTTAGTATATTCTTGTATTTTAATTTTATCGTGAACACTAATGTAGTCGTTTACACAATATTCAAATGATTTTTTAAGGTCTTTATGATATGGCGCCTCAGATTTAATCCAATATTCGTCCATCGCAACCTGTGAAGTTCCTGTATTTTTATATGCAGTTGAAAATGTTGATTCTTTCCATTTTGCTGTTGTATCATAACGATTTATTATCCATTCACAGGTTTTTTTATCCATAACATCTGGATAAAAAAAGATATAATCAGAGATTTGCTGATTGGAATTCATGGTGTTCCCCTAGTTGTCCTTTCAATTGAATATTCCAGGCTATACTTATGCGTTTATTTTTAGACTTATTTTGTTGAACCCAATGTGGCAACCAAGACGGGAAAATTACTGCTCTATTTTGTTTAGAAGCATAACTTAACAAACTTGCATTTGCTACTGTTGTTTCTTTCTTTCTAGGTGTAATAACATCTGCAGCCGGCCGAGGGTCGTGAAACATTATACTAGCACCTTGGTCAGAATGTAAATAATATGTACCACTTAAAAAATTATTTGAGTGTGTATGAGCAGGATGATGTTCTGCACTTTTCAATACATTTGCCCACATATCAGTTATTACGATATCTTCAACATCATATTTTAATATATTTAATATTTCTTTATTGGTTGATATAACCAATTCTGTAAATTTTTTAAATTCCTTTTTCTTGTGCAAATCAGCAGACTTAGTTTGCCAATTTACATCATAATCCCTGTCTGTCCACAAATCAGAAATATATTTTTTCATCGCTGTAGTATCAGAATTATAAAAATCGTCTATTATAAATAAATTCGTTGGAAATATTATCTGATGTTCCATTATATTGCACCACTAGTGAATTTCTTCCAGTCAATAGCGTTTTTAATTATAAAATTTCGAGTGTTTATGCTTCGCAATACTTGTTCAAGATAACTTACTACTTGTTTTAGATATGCTTCTTTATGGTCTGCCCTTTGTAGTTCTTCATCTGAGTCCATATAGATATGAACATCTGCCTTTAGTATTTTAAGGTCAAATGGTTTCTCTTTATATACTGATGCATCAGCCTTACCTGTGTAGTATTCCCATTTCTGTCTTTTAAGAACCCTATATTCATACTCTGATTTCTTTAATAGTAAAGAAAACTTATTGTAATGTTGTAGGTATTTGTTGTGAAGTAGGGGGATGTTTATTGATTCTGTATCTAATTCGGTGTCATCTATTTTTAAATCTCTGTCAACCGACTGTTGTAATTCTTCTAGTGTCATAATTTATCCATTATTATAATATATTGAAAGAAAATGATATTCTTTCTTCTGTTTTATTTAAATTTGGTTCCACAAAATGATTTAACCAACTAGGAAATAAATATAAATTATTTTCGA